GCGCAGGCGCTGTAGAAGCGAGTTCGATGACGCTGCGCAGAGCTTCAACCGTATCAAGCGCCTGTTGCGCAGACGTCTGAGAGTTATACGAGTCAATGGCGTTGGCGTCGATTTCGGCTGGGACGTAATCGAAGAGTTGCTCGAAGGCGCGGATAAGGCGCTGGTCGGGCAAGAACTTGGCAAGGTCATTCCGGTTTGGCTTGATGGAGTTCGCCATTTACCACACAAGCGGCTCAAGCCGCGCCTCCAAGATTGCTACAGACAAGTGCGCGTCGCTTGTCCCGCGAAACCGGTACGTTCTCCAGTCGCCCATGCGACCGTTGCGCATCCACGTGAGGCGCTTGTTGCGATCCCCAATGCGCCCTGCGCTGATACCGCGCTCCTGCGAGTAGGTGATGCCGTCCGCTGAGTAGCTCGCGAAGATGGTGGGGTTCACGCCCAAGGCGACCCGCCCTGTCAGGGCGACAAGCTCAAGCTCATGGAAGATGGCGCCCTTGCCTTCGTTGTAGAAGATTTGGGTCTCGAACTGCCACCCGACGCGCTCGCCCCACAGCGAGGAGACGTCGTACACCGCGTATCCCAAGTTGGGAGCTGACGTGTCGCCGCAAATCCACTTGTCGTAGGCGTTGATGAAGTTGCGTGCGCGGTAGCTGCTGTTGCCGTAAAGACCGTCTGCCAGCGTGAACCAGATGGCCTGTTCGGCAATCTGGGAGGCCGAGCCGTCGTACACTAGCGTGTGGTCTGGAAGGTGGATGTAGAGATGGTTAAGTCCGTTGTAGACCCGTGCCTCACAGATAGTCGTAGCCAGAGCAGTTTCAGTGTAAGTTGCCAGAATCTGGTCAATCTCACGGGTAGAGATTTTGACGGTGTTTGCTCCTGACGCCAGCCACACCGAGATGCCCTCGTTTCTCCCGCCTCCGACGAAAGCCACAGAATCCAGATATACGCAGCAGGAGTACGTTCCGACTCCACCCCGTTGTATCTGGGCTCCTTCGATGCGTGCGAACGGGAAGGAAAGAATGTCCCCTCCGACGTTGTTAAAGAGCTCGATGGTGTGTCGGTTAATCGCATAGACCTCGTTCCGAAACTTCTGGATGGACGTGATGGGATCGGGGTCAGCCTCGGACGTTGCCTTGGCCTGAACGATGGTCGGGTTCACCAAGTTCGTCGTAGCGATGAAGTTCCCGTCTGTTAAGAAGAAGTAGCCGTCCACCCAGCAGAAGTCCGTGATTGGCCCCATGGCAGGGTCAGGCGTGAGGCTGGTGAGCGCAGAGCCATCCCAGTAGTACAGCACGCCGCTGGAGAGAATTGCCAGCAGCGTCTCTGAGTAGTCAAGGGTCACCTGACCAGTGCCACCCACGTCCGCGAGCACCACCACGTTCCCAAGTGAGCTTACCGAGACGAGCTTGGTGCCCATCACGCGGTAGAGAACGCCGTTCCACTCGATGCCGCCTCGGTCTACCCCGGGGCCAACCGCGAAGTGTTTGATGCCGTCAGCGGGGCGCAGATACCCGTTGCTCAAGCCCGAGGGCTGGATGACCGGTATCAGGTTACGCGGATAGCTGCGGCGGAAGTCGCCGGCTGCGTCCGTGTAGATGCCGCTGAGCAGTGGAACTTGCATTACTTCTTCTTGGCGGTCTTCGCGGATGCTTTGAACGCTGCCGCAGTCGGCGCTCCCTTGGAGCCTGGCTTGCGCATCTTCTCCTTCGAGCCAGCTTCGATGCGTTCGCGTTTAGCGTGGATGTTGGCGTAGAGTCCTTTTTTCATTTGCAGTTCCAGCGTTTGAGTGAAGCAGCTTTGCGGGTGGGCCGTCCTTTCTCGTCCTTCATAGGCCCAGGCATCCCGCTCATCCTTGCGCAGAACGAAGCCTTGCGCCCCGCGTCTGCCTTGGTCTTGGGGTTGGGAGCAGGCGCCTTCAGGTTCGAGCCGGTTGCCGCGTTGTACTTGGCGCGGCCTTTGGCGGTCAGCCCTGCGCCTTGCGACACCGGCAGCTTCTCGCCTCGGGCGACCGAGAGTGATACGGGTTTACGGGGCATTTTCAGACAGGTCTCTCTCAAGTTCTTGAATCTCGCAACCAGCATGATGCTCGTCGCGATACTTTTCAGCTTCCGTCTTGTCGATGAACTCAACGTAACCAGATGGATGCACGATTCTGTAAATTGTAGTCATTAGCTAAAGAACGGTGTGTTTGGCGTGATTCTGGAATACACAAGGTCAAGATTAGCGTTAACAGCCGTCCCTGTTGTTGACGTGCGGTTAATGTGCGAAAAGAAAATCAGTCTAGCAGATGGAATATTTGTGGTATGCGTTGCTACTGTCGTTCCATCAATCTTTGCAATCACTTGATTTCCTGCACTGTTGATTAAAATCTCCATGTTGCGGAAAACACCATTTGCAAACGATACTCCTGTTGAGGTCAACGTTTCGATATTTGAGGCTCTTGTTACAAAATCAATCCCCTGCCCATCTTGCACTCGAAAATAAATCCCGTTTGCAGATTCACCGGTTGTCGAATCGCCCCATCCGCAACGCAACGCGCCTGTCAAAGTTGCATCAAACCAAGTCACACCACCTTGTGCGAAACGGAAGATTGCTCTTGCGGCGGCTGTTCCGCTTGTAACTGCATTTGTTGCCGCTTGGTTGAGCCTTGATTGCTGGTTTGCTACTGCCGATGTACCCGTTGACATCGCAACAATCCCAAAGCCTGAGTTTACTAATGTATTCGTGCCTCCAGTGACAGCCAATGCCAAGTTTCCAGATAGCGTTGTGGACATGAAGTGCTCAAAAAACTCCCAGTAAGCACCTGCACTAAATTCAATCGAAACAGACCCATCGCCATTGGTTACAGAAATGTTGTTTGTACCAGTCAGCGTAGCCTTCGTAAGCCCACCAGCAGCGTTGCCGATGAGAAGCTGCCCGTTCGTGTAGCTCGTCTTCCCCGTACCCCCAGAGGTCTCGATGAGCGTCGAGCTGAGACCGGCAGCTGTACCGGTGGTGTTCTGGTTCAGCGTTGGAACGTCAGCAGCTTGGATTGCGCTCATCACCACGTCGGTGCCATTCCCGCGAAGGTACTGGCCGGAGGTCGTTGCGCCCGCGAGATTGTCCATTGCAGCCTGTCGAGTGAGAGACAGCATGAAGGAGTCGATGTCTGATGAAACTGTGATGTCAGCCATATGCTTTAGGGTCTAATGTATCGGTCAACGCCACCGGGTGGTCGGCGATAGTAGTTCGTTCCGCCACCGGGGCGGAGATAGTAAGACGCAGCGGGCGGCGGCCCCGGAGGGGTCACCGTCGGGCCCGCAGGCGTCTTGGAACGCCGTCTGGATAGATATCGAATCACAGCCCAGCGCCGCAGATGAAGTTCACTGTCGTGCCAGATGGCGAGATGAGCGCTATCTTGTCGTCATCTTGGAACTTGCCAAGGGATACTTGGCTGTTTGGCATGACGATGTAATCAGCGGTCGTTGCTGTCACCGTCCCCTGCCCGATACGCACGAACACGGGGTTAGTGGAACCGGTGTTGGTCACGCAGATGCTGCGCGTGCCGGTGCGGATGGTGTACTGGGCGGACGTGCCAGTTGCTGACTGGGATTGTCCGCTGCCGTATGAGGGATTGAATGGGAGTGTCATATTAGCCTACGCGATACCATTTTTGGATGACCGGCTCGAACCGGAGTCTGAAGAAACCATTTGCCGCGAGAGTCGTCGGAACGCCGCCGCCCACAGCACCGTTCAAGTTCACCGTGAGTGCGGTGATGGTCTGCGTCGTGTTCACGAGAATCTCCTGGTTCGCAGCGCAGCCCGACACCTCAGGGAGCAGGATCGTCAGCGTGGCCACCGTGCTGATGGGCGTAAGCACCAGCCACACGCTGTTGTTGGTGCCGCTGATGGCAACCGTCGAGCCGGCGATGGGTGAGGCGTACTGGATGACCTTGCCGTCGTTGACCGTCACGTTTTGCTCGATGAAATCAGCCACCACCGCTGCCGTGCAGTTGTAGTCGAGCCCGTTCTGGTTGACCGCAAACAACGTCGAGTTGCTGATGCTGTCGACGTTGTCTAGATTTTGAATAGCCATGTTAGAGGAAGAGAAGCTGACCGTTGGGTTGTTGCTCGATGGGGGCGATGGACGGAACCGGTAAGAACGGCCAGTCCACGTCCTTGTTTCCGGCGCCAGAAGGCATCTGAGAAGGGTACTGCTGCTGAAGGACGTTGGCGCTCTGCATGAGGAGCGTCTGGTAACCGGCAATCGCCCCCAACTTGGTGTCTGGGGATGGCGATTTACCGTACTGCGGAG